TCTCATTTCTCTAACCCTTTGATTGGCTTGCTTTATATTTACCGTTTCTGTGACTTTGGTATTTTTAGTTTTTTTAGCCTTAGGTTTAGCAAAATCTCTCAGACGTTGTTCGGCTTTGTGCATTAGGTCGCGTACTTCGTCATCACTTAATTCTGGACTCATAGAATCACGCCATGCTTGGAATTTTTTTTCTTCTGTAGCATTAGGATCTAACAGTATATCACGCATTGGTGTAGCACGTGGGCCTTCTTCTTCTCTACTAGGATCGTTAGTTTCTTGACGACTGATAACCTGTAACCCATCTGTAAAATTAAATGGAATATTTCCAGCCTTATCGGCGACGCCGTTATAATTTTTAACATAACTTAAAGCGTTGACTTGATCGGCACCTACAACAACAGTACAAGCAGTGTATCCCATTTCATTTAACTTACGTAGTACACGAGTTAAATCAGGCATTTCTTCTGTAGCCACATGGAATATTTGTCCATGATGTGGAAATACTTTTTTATAAATTGCTAGTTTTTCTTCTGGTTGTAAAGGATCATCTTTTCCAACTGAACGACTTAATACAAAGTAAGGATCGGCACCAGTTTCTCTAGCCTGTGTAATAACACTGCTGGCCAGATACATATGACCCTTATGGCCCATACCACGTCCCCAACCTACTACGGCTGATTTGTGTTCACCTGTACGATTAAGTAGTTCACGCAGGTTCATTATCTTTCCTTGGGGCCCAGTTGGCCTGATCGATAGTTTTAACAAACTGTCCGGGTAAATCGTTCTTAAATTGACCACCTGGGTGAGCTTGCACGTATCCTTCGGGTTTGGTTTGACGAATGCCACTGTGTGTTCCGGCACTTAATGAATTAATAATTTTCATCTTTTGACTAGTTAACATTTCTACAGCGTGGAGTATAACATTTAACCCGGGATGATTTAATATTTTTTGTGCTTGACCAGACGATAGTTTATCATTCGCCCAATCAACGAATTTTTCTTTTACGCCTTCTACACGTAAATTTTGATTAAAGAAACTGTATAATACATCTCCAGGTTTACTTAATCCAGGCTGTCCTGCTATGAAACTATCAATTACTGATTTATTGTCTTTAATATATTGCTCAGTATGAGCTAATCCTGCGTCATCTATCTGTGGAGGATTTTCGACATAGGTTGTTCCTTGCACTATGACATTTTTAGTAGATAAATTTTCTGCATTGGGATAACGCTGTTCTTCGCTACCGATATGCGTGTAATATCCTGTAGCAGCAACCATGAGATATTGACCATCTGGATTAGATACAGCCTTGGTAATACGTTTACCTAAATCACTGCTACTGGGAATATGGAATGTAGTGATGTTTGGAGTAAAATCATACTCGCCTGTTGTGGGATTTAGTTTTGGTGGTTTACCTGGATAGAATAAAACCCCACCTTCGATATAACCTTTCTCGGGACTTATTGATTCAAACAACGGCCACAAACTGGCCATCCCTTGAGCAAATGCTTGACGTTGTGCTTCTTGCCCGGCCTGTGTCTTTCCTGTACCTAAAATAAAATTCATAACATCGTCTGGATCATTCATCATAGTTGTTATGCCAGATTTAGTATGTGTAGTGTTACGTTTCATGTAGTCCCACGCATTTTTTGGAAACATGTGGAATCGGCCTTGTTCATCACGTCCCCAATAGACTACAGGACTACCATCCCATTTTAATTCTATCTTTTTACCACCTGCACCGGTCATATGACGTAGACGCTCTACTGCATGTAGTCCGCCAGTACTGCCATTTGTAAACACAAGGTCTTCGATGTGTTGATATTTACGGCCTACCGCGGGCGCAGCCGCTTCATTAATAGGCTGCGGTGGAGTATTTTTCCAACTAGGTCCTTCGCTGGATCTTTGTAGGATTTCGTTTTTAAGTTCTTGATTAGGTATAGCTGCCATAATACTTTCTAAGCTACCTAAATCTTTAGCAGTGGCGTTGGCATTTAATAGACGTTTAGCAATGTCATCTAAATTATGAGTAATGAATTGGGCCTTCTTGCCCATGGCATCTCTTGCATATAATCCTTCGTCGGGACTATACAGCATACCTAACTTACTGGCCAACGTGCTTAGGAATACCTGTTTATGTACCCCTTTGTATGGACTTCCTTGCGGGATATTATGAACATGCATTTTATGAACATGTTCGGCATGAGCTACAACCTTTATACCGCCTTGATAGAATTTACCTTGATAAGGTAATAGAAAATGAACTTCTGATCCTGCTTTTCTAGTGTCTAGTCCCTGACCTTGTAGATATTTTTCAAGTTCTACTCTAGTAGTCTTGCCATCTTTAGTTCCAAACACTTTCATAAGATGACCTAAGTCAACCATCAGATCTAAGTCATTGCTGAATTTGCCAGGAGTTGGATTTGCGGCACTGCCGGTCTTGTAAACAACTATGTGTTTGCCTAGGCCATTAATATATCTGTTTACTTCATTAGCCAATTTGTCGGCTATAGCTTGATCGAATGGCTCGGCTTCCGGCCACATGGTTAAATTGGCTTCTACGACTGTCTTTTTAGGATTTACAAACAACTCACGCAAGAGCATGATTACTCTCCGTATTTTCCATCTGCAATATGTTGATAAATTTCCTCATGCAGTTTTTCGCAAATCTTATCTAGTGTTTCTTCATCTAATGTAGTTGGTAATTCACGAATCGGATATTCTTTAAGATAAGATTTGTAGCACTCGTCAACCGCTGGTTTCAAAATGCTAGGTTTTGTTTTAAAATTCTTTTTTTGTAAATGATTGCAACGAGCAATAATTGGATATAGATGGCGGCGATATGCCTCATCGTTGTTGTGCATAAAATGTATCACATCTTCTGGGAGATCAAAATTGATTTGATTACCTTCTGTTGTTTTTTCAACATACTGTAAATCATTAAAATTTTTATTTTCGATCAGTTCACGTATACGCATTTCTAAGCCCGTTTTATTAAATCAGCAGAAAACTCTGCGGTTAGAGTATTTATCGCTTTTGTAATCAACTGTCTAGGCTTATTACTTGACTATGCGTTCTATTTTAGCAATACTATCGCCTAAATGCATCTTGGCCAGCAATAGATTGTTATCACCGGTGATATAGAAGTGTGTTCCACCCCAGCTACGTGGTTTATTTAGGTCTCTAATGCAACTTTTTGTCAATTTTACCTTGGCATTTTTCTCAGCCCACTCTACAAATCCTAAGTTCTCAGATGTAGTTTTACCTAGGGTTACTCTAAAATCAAAGTTCATTTTAGGCATTACTACAGTGTTTTCCTGTAGTGTTTTACCAGCAACTGGCATACTGATATACTTAACATGCGACTCGTCAATTTTACTTAAGATTTCTGTATCTTTCTTATTATTAGTATAAATGGTAATCCAGGGCGATTCGACACGGATATCTATCCCTGACATTTTGCTGAGAGCGTTCTGTAGCTTTAGTGCATAGTCTAAATCTTCAGGGGTTTTAATATGGGCATGATGCTGATACCAGTTGTGGACCTTTTTGCTATCAAAATTAACTTTTTTAAGATTTTCTAAAGTAGCAGACATATCACCACTTCTGAACCAAGTCGCACCGGAACATACCAATACTACTTTGTATTGATATATTCTCTTAAAGAGTCTTTTGGTTGTTTTAAATTCCATCAATCTCAGCATCCAAAGTGGCAACAGTTGAATCAGTAGTTAGCAATGGAACTTTAGATTCTTTGGCCTTGCTAACTAGGCAGATCTTATCATCTACTATAGTAATAGTAGCCCAACCACCATTTTTTAGATCACCAAACAACATCATACGAGCAAGGTCACGTTTAATTTCCTTGTCAATAACACGTTGCAATGGACGAGCACCCATCTTAGGATCAAATCCTTTAGTAATCAACCATTCAACTGCTTCTTTGTTGATTTTGATACGAATGCCTTTGTCTTTAACTTGCTCTTTAAGTTCGTCGATAAACTTATTAACGATCTTGACCATTGTTTCTTTGCCGAGTTTGTTGAATGTAACAACACCGTCCAAACGATTGCGGAACTCTGGAGTTAAGAACTTCTTCAAATCTGCATCGCTGTAGTCTTTATCTTGTTTACCAAAACCAATTGCGTTCTTTTCTGCTGATTGAGCACCAGCATTAGTAGTAAGGATAAGAATTAAATTACGACAATCAGCACGTTTACCATTTGATCCTGTAATAAATCCGTTGTCCATCAACTGTAATAATACAGTCATAACGTCTGGATGTGCCTTTTCAACTTCGTCTAGCAACAATACAGCATTAGGTGCTTCTTGGATCTGAGTGATTAGCTGACCAGCATCTTCTTCAAAACCAACATAACCTGGAGGTGATCCAATCAACTTACTGATACTGTGTTTTTCTTGATACTCACTCATATCGAAACGTAATAGTTTGACACCTAGATTCTTAGCAAGTGCTTTGGCAGTTTCAGTCTTACCAGTACCAGTTGGGCCCATAAACACAAATGATCCAACAGGTTTATTTTCACTCTTAAGTCCTGCTTGAGCAACAACAATTTTGTCAACTACTTCTTGCAAAGCTAGATCCTGACCATATACTACCTGTTCAAGATTTTCCTGCAGAGTAGCAAGATTGCTAGATTCTGTTTCCATAATCTTTTCTTCAGGCATTTGAACTATTTTAGCTAACTCATATTGAATTTCACGTTCAGTGATAACACGTTCGTCTGCTAATTTTAAATTGAAACGACTACATGCTAGGTCAATAAGGTCAATAGCTTTATCTGGTAGTTTCTTATCTGTTTGATACTTGACTGATAATTTAACAGCCGCTTGGATAGCATCGCTACGAATTTTAACGCTATGGAAACCTTCGTAGTATTTTTTAATACCTTGTAAAATACTTACTGCTACTTCTTGTGTAGGCTCGTCAACGGTGATGCGTTGGAAACGACGCATTAGGGCACGATCCTTTTCAAAGTGCTTGCGATATTCTTCCCAGGTAGTTGATGCTACAACTTTGATGTTGCCTTTGCTTAGAGCAGGCTTCATCATGTTAGCGAGATCGTTAGCACTGTTGCTAGCAGATCCTGCACCGCTAATCATATGTGCTTCATCAATAAACAATACCGTCTTGCCTTTCTTTTGTAGACCTTTGACAACTGCTTTAAAACGTTCTTCAAAGTCGCCACGATATTTTGATCCAGCTAACATGGCTGAAATATCTAAACTATAAACCTTATATTCTTTTAAGAAATCAGGAATCGCACCATTTACGATATTATAGGCAAGCCCCTCTGCTATAGCAGTTTTGCCAACGCCCGGATCTCCAACAAGGATTACGTTATTTTTACTACGACGACCTAAAGCCAGGGCAATGTTTTCCAGTTCATCAATACGTCCGATGACAGGATCTACTTTATTCTTAGCCACTTGATCATTGAGATTAGTTGTGAACGATGCTAGAGCCTTTTCGCTTTGTGAATCTCTTACACCTTCACCTTCCTCGTGATCTTCGTCAACGGTGTTACTATTATTAAGATAATCTGAAAACTTATCTTTATTAACCTCTGCCTGTTGAATATAAAAATGTGCCCATGAACGTTTTTCGCCCATCATGGCAATAAAAACGTCAGTCGGCTCAATACGTTGACGACCATTAAATAACACCTGCGTAAATGCACGATTTAGCACACGCTCAACTGATTGTGTTTTTTTAGGTTTAATAACAACGTCTTCTACAGTAATCTCAGCACACTTGTTTTGTAGATAGTCATCTACATTCTTTCTAAGGGTTTTAACGTCTGAACCATAACCTTCTAAACAATTTGTAAATGATTCTTCCAACAGCATAGAATAAAGCAAATGCTCGATTGTAAGATATTCGTGATGTAGCTTTTTAGCAGTTTCAATTGCCCGCTCAAAAACTGCTTGTAAATTATCACTTGGTTCTACCATTATATTTCCTTTTAAATTGTTTCTTCTTGGCTAACGCTAATTTTAATGAACTAATTTTATCTGTAAAACAAACACCATCTAAATGATCTAGCTCATGTAAAAAACATCTAGCATCAATATCTGATAATTCTATTATACACTCTTTTCCTGAACTATCCAAGTATTCTGAAGTAATTCTTTTTGGACGATCAATGTCCAACCATAAATCAGGAAAGCTCAAACAACCCTCGGTTCCTGACTGCATCCCTTGACTTGCACTAACTACCTTGGGATTAAACATGGCAAACGACTGACCATTTTGCAGTTGTATAGTAAAAACTCTTTTTAAAATACCCACTTGATTAGCAGCCAACCCGATACCATTCGCTGTACTCATAAGTTTGATCATTTGCTGTTCCAACTCAATAGGATCAGAGTCTACATTAAAATCCCAGTCTTCGGCCTTAGATTGTAATACAGTATTAGGAGCGATTAATAATTTCAGCATTAAGTTTAGTTAATCTTTCTACGAGATCTTGATCGATGACTGCTGGCGTTTTAATTCTTATTACAGAAACAAATCGTCCTTTATATCCGGTGTTGACATTCGGAAATCCTTGACCGTTGCTGGCAAACTCTGTACCGGACTCAACACCGGCCCTAATTTCGAGATCCATAGTTTGACCAGTAATAGATTTTACAGTTTTCCTACAACCTATCATAGCCTCAATTGGAGTAATATCCACAGTGGTGTATAAATCGTCTCCCCTGCGTTCAAAATCTCTGTCAGGCAATACAACTATAGTAACATTGAGATTACCACGTTGTGCTCCGGGCACACTATCATCTCCTAGACCGCTGTATCTAATAGTGTCACCGTTAGTAACTCCTGCAGGCACATTAATGACTACGTTTTGATTCTTTCCACTTGGTAGTTTATAATTTGCTTCCAGTTGTTTGCCTTGATAAGAATCTAATAAACTGATCTGGCATTGTATGTTTAAATCTCTATTCCGGCGCATGTTTGGATGCATACGACCAAAGATATCCCCAAACGGATGATTAGGGAATGGTTGTGGTCCTGCTCCCCACATGTTGGCAAACGGATCAAAGCCGCCACCGGTATTAAAATGGAATTGTGGACCGCCACCATATTGACGTTGCTGATCGTATTCAGCACGTTTTTGTGGATCACTTAGGTTGTCATAGGCAACACTAATGTCTTTGAATTTGGCTTGATCCCCACCTTTATCGGGGTGATGCTGATTAGCCAATTTTCTATAGGCTTTTTTAATTTCATCTGGGCTAGCGTTTTCGTTAACCCCTAGTATATTGTAATAATCAGTCATAGTCGTAATAACAGGTCTCAAGTAATATAGTAATTATACTATACTAAGGGAGACCTGTCAAGTTTTTGAGCTGTTTACTTTTTCTTTTTTGGTGCTACAGTGTCTGGCTTAGTTGTTGCCATTGTTTCACCATCAAACTTCTTGTGATGTTTAACTTCCTTTTTAACAGTGGCAGTTTTAGCCGCTGGTTTCTTAGCTGGCTCTGCATGTGCTACTTCGAAACATACAATACTCCAAATTACAATGTTTAATGCGATTAAAAACTTTTTCATAATATTTTTCCTTATAGTGCAGGTTGATCAAATGTTGGAATGACTTTCTTACCACTGGCATTGACTGCTACTGGTGTTGTTGTTGCGGGTGTCGCTCCTGACCCGCTATTAAAACCCGATCCAAACCCGCCTGAAGTTGCTGGAGGTGTTGTCGAAGGTGCGCCGCCAAACCCACCAGTACTACCACCAAAGCCGCCTGCGGCCGGCGCACTACCGAACCCACCGGTACTTGTTCCGCCGAACCCGCCTGCTGGCGCACTACCGAACCCACCGGTACTACCACCAAAGCCACCAGTGCTACCACCAAATCCGCCTCCCATTCCAGAGTTCATACCACCTTGCATACCTGCCGGAACTCCTGACATGTTAGTATTATTTGTCATTGTTTGACTTGTTGCTGTTGGATTTGCGGCTGTACCTGCTAGTTTTTCTTGTGTACGACCAAACGCACTAATACCTAATACCGCACCCATTGCAATATGAAATAGGCCAGCGCCTTGTAGGGTTAAAGGATTCCATTGGGTAATAGGTACATGATTTACACCCTGCCATAAGGCCCATAATACTGGAAATACTGCCATGTCTAACAGACATATTAACATATACATCCAGCCCATCATTGGACGCCATAGCTGTTGCATCCAATTATTTTCTTTCTTTGACATCGTTCGCTCCTTTGTCTTAATACTAGTATTTATTGCGCAGTCGGCGGTCCTACGTTTGGGTCAGTTTGAGTCACAGTTGCAGTAACACCTTGGCCAGATAAGTCAGCAACTAAATCTAC